CACCGAAAATCCTGATGACAGGCCCGGTCAACAAGCAGCGTGTGAGTGGTTTTGCAGGTATTGCTGCAACCCGCTACAACATCGAAGGCGGCGCTAAACCCGCCACCATCGTTGGTGCTGCTGATGTCTACGTCAGCGACTTTGGCAACGTGACTGTGGTGGCGAATCGGTTCCAACGTGAGCGCGATGCGCTGGTGCTGGACCCTGAGTACGCATCAGTTGCGTACCTGCGTCCTTTCCAGCAGATGGAACTGGCAAAGACGGGTGACGCTGAGAAGCGGCTGCTGATTGTTGAGTACGGCCTGAAGATCACAAGTGAGAATGCTCACGGTCTTGCTGCCGACTTGGTAACGTCCTAAACGGAGGGGTGGGCCAGGGAAACTTGGTCCACCTTCAAAATATGGAAACACGAATCTTTGACAAAGACGAGACAACAGGCATCACCAGGCTCTGGCACTACAACCCATTGACTGATGAGGCAACCATTGAGACTCAGCAGGATGTCTCCAATGTGGTGGAAGAGAACAAGGACCAGTTCAACGCCACAGACAACAAGGCCAACTGGACAGGCGAGTGGCACAAGGTGGCAAGCATTCCACTAAACATTTACTACGAGCTGCAGGCCAGCGGCAAGATTACAGATCAAGCCTACATGAAACGCTGGCTCAATGACCCCGACAACAGATTCTTCAGAACACGACCAGGACAAGTATGACAATTATTGCGGTTTGCACTCCAGCGCGTGACATGGTTCACACCCAGTACGCCTATTGCTTGGTCAATATGGTGGCCTATCACGCCTGCAACACCGATGACCGCATTGACCTGAAAATCATGCAAGGTACGCTGATTCAGAATCAACGCGCAGAGCTGGCGCTGGACGCGATGCGCGAGGGTTGCAGCCACATCCTGTTTATTGACTCTGACATGACCTTCCCGCAGGACATGATTCAGCGGCTGATGGCGCATGACCTTGACATCGTGGCAACCAACTGCGCCAGACGCAGGATGCCGACAGGCCCAACTGCCAAGGTTGGCAACAAGCTAATCTACAGCACCTTGGATGACCACGGTCTGCAGGAGGTGGACACCATTGGCATGGGCGTTATGCTGATCAAGGCAGACGTCTTCAAGAAGATGTCCGAGCCTTGGTTTGAGACTCCCTGGCGCAATGACAAGCGTGGCTACGTTGGTGAGGATGTCTTCTTCTGCCTGAAGGCTAAAGAGATTGGGTATAAAATCTACATTGATCACGATGTCTCCCGCGAAATAGGCCACATTGGCACCTTTGAATTTCGGCATGAGCACACATGGGTGGTCAAGGATTTGCAGGACAAGGAGGCGTAAATGGCTCTCACGACCTACACCGAGCTAAAAGCATCAGTTGCGGATTGGCTCAATAGATCAGACCTGACAGCGGCAATTGCCGACTTCATCAGCCTCGCCGAGGCTCAGATGGAGCGTGTCCTACGCACCCGGCAGATGATTGTTCGCTCCAATGCATCCTTCAATGTAGAGTTTGGGGCAACGCCAAACGACTTTCTTGAAGTCAGGACATTCAAACTCTCAGGCACCAACCCACCCACTCCATTGACATTCTTGACCATTGACGCAATGGACCAGGAGTCTTTTAGGCTCAGTGCAAGTGGTAAGCCAAGATTCTTCACTGTGGTCGGTGGTCAGTTTAGGCTGGCTCCTACACCTGATACAAACTACGCAACTGAGCTGACTTACTACGCAAAACTTAGCAAGTTGTCTAGCTCAGTTGCCACCAACTTTATCCTAGACTCTAGCCCAGACGCCTACCTCTACGGCAGTCTGCTGCAGGCCGCACCGTACCTGCAGGACGACAACAGAATTCCTGTGTGGGCTGGTCTATACGAACGTGCATTGACTGATTTACAAGCATCTGATGACCGCGCGTCAACCTCTGGCGGCGCACTGTTAACCCGTGCCAGAACTTTGGGATAGAACATGATTGTGACAACAACAAAGGGCGATATGGATGACTCCTTGCTGGACAAGCGCGAGGGGTCTTTGGACAACAGCAATGAGTCAACCAACTGGGTTGAGTATTGGCATGATGGCGAGTTGGTGCATCGTTCTGTCAACATGGTGCTGAAGCAGGGCATTTTTGCCCAAGGCGAAACGCAACAAATTTAAGGAGAAATCAATTGGCTAACACTCAAGCAATGACTACCAGTTTTAAGGGCGAATTGCTGGTCGGGCATCACAACTTTGGCACTGGCGTAACCCGTGGCTCGACTGCTGCCGACACATTCAAGGCTGCGCTGTACCTGGCCTCTGCTACTGTCAATGCAAGCACCACAGCCTACAGTGCCACCAACGAGGTGTCAGGCACTAACTACACTGCAGGTGGTGTGACTGTGACCTTTGGCACTGCGCCAAGCACCAGCGGGACAACTGCTTTTGTTACCCCAAGCGCCAGCATTTCATACACGACTGTAACCTTGTCCACAGCGTTTGATGCGGTCCTGATTTACAACAGCACCCAGAGTAACAAGGCAGTCAGCGTCCACACCTTTGGCAGTCAGACAGTAACCGCTGGGACGTTCACTCTGACCATGCCCACCAATGATGCAAGCACTGGCCTGATCAGGCTGGCATAACAGGGGGCAGCATGGCTGCTTATGGAACAGGCTACTACGGGCTTGGCGTCTATGGCATTGGCAATGTTGTCATCAGCGGCAACACGGCTACTGGTAATGTTGGTACGTTGCTGGCAAACATATCTGTCCAAGAGGACGGGACTTTTGCCACAGGCAATGTTGGTACAGTAACACCCGCATTTCCGGTTGCCATAACGGGCAACTCGACTGCAGGTGCGCTGGGGTTAATAACGCCATCAGCGGCCCAGGCTGTGACAGGCAATGCGGCAACCCTGGCGGTTGGCAGTGTTGGTCACAGCAAGACGTTTGCGATTAGTGGTAACCAGGCTGCGGGTGCGGTTGGCTCTACTGGTGCTGGGGTGAGCAGTGCTGTGACAGGCAATGCGGCAACGGGTGCTGTGCAGGCAATGCCAACTTCAGTTCTGGTGTTCCAAGCCATCACGGGCAACGGCGCAACAGGCAGTGTTGGAAGTGTTGGCCCTAGCAAAGCGTTTGCAATTAGTGGGAATGAAGCCACTGGGTCAGTTGGCATCATCTTTGGATTTGGTTGGGGTGCTATTCCCAACACGGCAGAAACGTACACCGCAATTAGCGACACCGCAGAGACTTGGACTGCAATCGTAGATAATTCCGAAACTTGGACACCTGTTTGATAGGAGCAAAAAAATGGCTGATACCACCACAACAAATCTACTGCTGACAAAGCCAGAGGTAGGTGCCTCAACCGACACCTGGGGAACCAAGGTCAATACGGATTTAGACCTGATTGATGCACTGTTCGATGCAGGCCCAGTTCTCAAAGTAGCCAAGGGAGGCACTGGTCTAGCATCTTATGCTGTTGGCGATATTGTTTTTGCATCAACAACAACGGCGCTGTCTAAACTTGCTGATGTTGCTACAGGTAACGCATTAATTTCTGGCGGTATAGGCGTTGCGCCAAGCTACGGAAAAATTGCTTTAACAACTCATGTGTCAGGCACGCTTCCCGTAGCCAATGGCGGAACTGGTGCAACCACCCTCACAGCCAACAACGTGATTCTTGGCAACGGCACATCAGCACCCACCTTTGTGGCCCCGAGCACCAACGGTAATGTGTTGACGAGTAACGGCACGACTTGGACTAGTGCGGCAGCGGGTGGCGCTTCGCTGTCTGGTGTCACTGATTCAGCCTCGCCTTTTGAGACTGCTCTGGGTTATCAGGCAGGTAACGTCACTACAGGTGTAAACAACACTTGGGTGGGTTATGAGGCGGGCTTGCTAACAACTTCAGGCACAGGCAACACTGCGGTTGGTTTTAAAGCGCTAGACGCTAACATTACTGGAATTGGCATTACGGCAATTGGCAGTAATGCTCTTGGTTTGACAACAGTAGGAGAAACTACAGCCGTTGGATTTCAAGCATTAACGTCAAACACTACCGGATTACAAAATTCTGCTTTTGGTTATTCTGCTTTAAATAATAATAATACAGGGGCTAGTAATAATGCGTTTGGCAGGTCTGCATCTTATAGCAATACTACTGGCAGTTACAATAATGCGTTTGGCAGTTCAGCACTTTTTGTTAATACTGTTGGCGATAGCAATATAGCAATTGGTCACGCTACACTTTCGGGGGCAACAGGAAGCAACAATACTGCAATTGGAACTTTTGCGGGAACAGCTTTAACCACAGGCTCCAACAACATTATTGTTGGCTACACCGCCGAGGCATCCTCCGCATCGGTCAGCAACGAAAACACCTTTGGCAATTCCTCCACAACCAGCAACAGGTTTTGGGGTGACATGAAAATGGGCGGCTCATCCGCTGGCTCGTCTGGTCAGGTGCTGACCTCTGCTGGTGCTGGGGTTGCGCCTACATGGGCGGCTGCAAGTGCTGGTGCGCTTGTA